GGTTACTGACCCCCTACCCCATTCCGACAAGTCTTACACTCCAAGGCGTGATTTATACGCATACGCCTGTGTCGGAATTTACGGCATTATCTGAGACGATTGCATTGCCTCCCGGCTATCGACGTTTCTTGCGGTTGGGACTGGCGAAAGAGATCTCGTCAGCGTTTGATGCGGGATTGACGCCTGAACTTCAGATGTCGGCCAATGAAGCAAAGTCCGATGTGAAGCGAGCCAATATGCGTCTGAGCGATCTCTCGTCAGGTGTTCCTGGCGTGATCTTCGGTGGCGTTGGCCCCCATTACAATATCTATTCGGATACGTAAATGCTCTATCCCGGCTTTATCTCGGGAAGCTATAAGTCTCAGAGTCCTCTTGCCGATCTTGAGAGGACAGTAAATTGGTATCCTGAACCCATCGAACCGAATTCTGTCCCGTGGGTGGCCGCGCTCTATCCCTGCCCAGGATTCGAGGAATACGTCACACTGTCCAATGTGAATACTCGCGCCTTGTTCTCCATGGGAGGGCGTGTGTACGGCGTCATTGGCGATGCCGTCTACAAATTCACGGCGAGTAACTCGGCGTCGATTGTGACGAGTGGGACAGTCACGAATGACCCGAATCCTGCACAAATTGCCAGTAATGGCGATGCGGGAGGCGAGTTACTGATTGCGTCTGGCGACAATGGTTATCTGCTCAATATTGCGAGCAATGCCCTCAGCACGATCTCTGCATTGGCAGGGAAATGCACGATGGCAGGGATGATCGATGGCTATTTTCTGTCCTTCGATGCAAGTGATTCAAAGTTCTATATCAGTGATTTGAACGATGGAACGACGTGGGATGCCACACAGTATGCCCAGCGGAGCATTGCTCCAGATCCTTGGAAGGCAATGGTGGTTGATGGGAGCCGCCAGATTTGGCTCATCGGAGAACAGACAGGAGAAGTCTGGTACGACGCGGGGACGAGTCCTTTCCCGTTTGCGCCCGTGCCCGGTGCGGTCTTTGGCTATGGCACGCCTGCACCGTTTTCCGTTAAGTTAGCTGGAACCTCGATGTGTTGGCTCTCACAAACCGCAGATGGCGCGGGGATTGTTGTCGCCACGAGCGGGGTTGTCCCTGCCCGTATTAGCACCTATGCAGTGGAAACCGCTATTGCGACTTATGCGCGTGATTCGATTATTACAGACGCAGAGGCATTGGTGTATTCGGAGGCGGGACATACGTTTTATTGCCTGACATTCCCGTCAGCGAATGCGACGTGGGTGTTTGATCTCACGACAGGCATTTGGCATGAGCGCGGTGTCTGGGACGATTCTTTGGGTATTTATGATGTTTGGGCACCGCGGAGTCATTGCTATGGCTTCGGGAAGCATTTGGTTGGTGACCGCGACTCTGGGTTAATTTGCTCGATGGATACGTCCTTTACGACGGAATGCAATGGCGATGTTATTCGTCGATTGCGTATTCCTCCGCCTATTTTCCGGGCACCCGGCGTACGCCGAATGTTTGTCAGTCGCATGGAATTGATCATGGAAACGGGGCTTGGCGCGGCCACTGGGCAAGGGGTCAATCCGCAAGTCATGTTGCGATCAAGTACGAATGCGAAAACCTGGTCAAATGAGCGGCTCGCGACGGCTGGAGCGATGGGCGCGTATGACGCACAGGTCGTTTGGACACGCTTACCAAGTAGCCTGAAGTTGTGGGTGCCTGAGATTACGGTGACCGATCCCATTCCGTGGCGAATCATGGGGGCCGAGATTGATGGGCGCGGCTTCTTCGGACAGGGGGCGTAATGGCGACACAACTGGCCGCTGTCCCTGAATATGTCGTTGAAACGCCCGTGACGCAGAACAGCATCACAGGCCGTGTCACGCAGGCGATGCGGTATTGGCTCTTGGCATTGGCTGACCGGGTCAATACGACGCCGAATCGGATTGCGTCGGCCACCGGGTCAACCCAAGCCGCGTCAATTTCTACCACGGCTTTGGCGATCTCGTCGGTCTTACCGGGGTTATATCGGCTGTCGATGGCTGCGCGGATTACACGAGCGGCGTCAACCAGTAGCTCGTTGATTCTGACATTCGGATGGACACAGGCGGTAGCGTGTACGGCGGCGAGTGTTGCCATGACGGGCAATACAACAGCGACGACCGGAACCTTTTCAGTCTTGGTACGCGTGGATCAGGATTCGAGTATTACGTATGCGACGACCTATGTATCGAGTGGGGGCACGTCGATGCAGTATCGGTTTGATGTGACGTGTGAGCAAATATTGTGAGCACACGCATTCTGCCTCCCGATGAGTGGTCACGATTGAATGGAACCTTACTAGAGGGTGCTCCAGATCTGTTAAACCCAGAAATTGATATGGTCTTGGTCGTTGAGAAAGAGGGAGAAATCGTTGGATGTACCTCTTTCCTGCCTCGATGGCACATAGAAGGCTTATGGGTATCTCCTAAGCATCGTAAAATGGCGAGTGTCGGTCGTCCTTTGCTGCGTGGTATTTATCAGGTTGCTGAAGCACTCAAAGCAAAGGAATTGGTCATGATGACATTTGACCCCGAGATGGCGGCATTATGTGCTCGAATTGGTCGATCATGGGAGCATCTAGACGGGGATCATTACTCGATAGGGTTATAGAAAGTGAGAATCTGATATGGCGTGGATACCAACAGTCGCGGGTGCGGGCCTTACTGCTCTTGGTGCATATGGGGCATCGAAAAAGCAAGCCAGTAGCGCCACGAATGCGGCCAATATACGAGCGCGGACTGCGGCCAATAACGCAAAGCTTCTCGCTCAGTCGGAGGACACGAAGCTAAAATATTTACAAGGTGAATCTGCGCTTACGCGTCAACAGGCTGGACACGCCCAACAAGAAAATTATGGGATGTGGGATGTCTCTGAACAGAATATTTACAATAGAAACAATGCCGCTGCCCTGAATGCCTATAATTTAGCGACGACACGAGGGCTAAACGAGGTTGATAGATTTAATGTAGGCCAAGGGAATGTCTTTGACCAGTGGACGACTGGCAGGGCCGATAGGAATCTTCAGTTGTCGCAGAAGGATCAACGGATGTCTGAGTTGGGCGTGCTGCTTGGAATGAGGCCTCGGGGAGGCTTAACCTTCGGAGACGATCCGACGCTCCGTCAAGCCACCCATAGACCTGGAGAACAACCGGTAACCCCTGATCGTGTGACGAGGCCATATAACCCGTTTGTCCCCACCGGTTCCTCAGACGTCTGATAGGTAAACCATGACACCAGAAGAATATAAAAGAATCACCGGTCGTGAACCAGACGAAGACGAACTGGAAGCGCTCGCATGGCTTACGACGCTTTCCGAAGAAACTGGAGCGGGAGTCGAAGCAGGTGATGTCAGGGATATCCTTGAGAATCAAAATACAGAAGGTGGATGGGATCCCCGAAGTGATGCGGATAGTGAGGGCCAAAAGGCTAAGTATGTTCAGCAATATGCCTTGCGTGGTGCGACTGGCGGAGATCGAGGTGAGGGTGGGTATAGCACAGAGCTAGTAGACGATCCTGAAAGACAGTGGACGCGTGGGGTGGCAGCTCAAGCGGGAGATCCAGGCGAAGAGGGATCGCCGGGAGTTGAGAGTGTGCCATGGGTAAAACCTACTACGCCAAGACCTACTTCATCGAGCAATGTGCGAGAGCGCATTATACAGATGTATGAGCAGTTTCACTTGCGTACTCCAAGTGAGGATGAGGTGGACGACTGGTTTGAGGGACTTAATTACCCTGGATGGTATGGGACAAGGGAACCTAAGCCTGGTTGGGAAAAAACGCTCTTCGATGGGATAGTTGGATCTCCCGAATACCAAAAAAATGCGGAAGGAAGATTAAACGATCTATACCTAAAATATTACGGTAGGGAAGTCGAAGATGATGAAATATATTCGAATCTTAGACATCCACAAGGACTTTTAGGCGTAGAGTGGACATTAGCGCAGAATCCGGGAGAAGCTTATAAGGCCTCAGTTGATCCTTACGAGCCAGAAGTGGTGGGCCGTGATCCGAGAGACGCTAAGGAAGCCGTAGTAGCCTCATGGGATAGAGGCGTACCCACTATGGGGGATATCTGGAATCCCCGCCCTGTTCCCGATCCTGACCCTGACCCTGATCCTGACCCTGTTACCACTGTAGATACAGATCCTCCAGGTCCGCTGGCTACGGCTCAACCAACAATTGCACCGCCAAAAGCGCCCTATAGCGCACGTCCGGTCACGCAGCCTTATACCGTCGATCCCAGGGCAGGATCATCTCGGATGCCGTGGGCACCAAACCCCTATACGGCTCAACAGGTGTATCCGCCCGGAATGCCTTCCGTGTCTCCGTATCAAGGCACTGTGGGATCAACCGTATCGGCTCCGACCTCGCCCACGGTAGCGAGTGGAGGCGATCCGGCGTCGTGGAACAACTTTAATGGATATTATGGGAGGGCTAGTCAGGACTATGCCGCAGGGCCGCAGGGGGCGGGATACAATCCTGCGCCGTGGGCGAATATTGATAACAGACTTATGGGTGGGCCACGTGGGCGTCCGGGTCTAGCTGGGATGTCGGATGAGAGTGCCGAAGATCGTCGAGCGCGACGAGCCTATGAGTTTGGTCGTCGAGAGCGCGTAGGAAATCAATCGAATGCCGATCTGGGGAACCAAGATTTTAGGAGTCAAATGGATCGCTGGATTCGGTCGTATAATCAGTGGAATCAGCAGGGCGTCGATCCCTTTGCTCCCCCGGTGGGTGGTCGTCGGGCCATCACGGGAACAGGCTCATCGAATAACACGGGAGGTTCGTAATGCCGTGGACACCGGATCCGAATATTCGCGGTCTTCTTGGGACGTTTGATTATGGAGCGCCGACCACGCCTCCTGTCCAACCCTATACACAACCGTATTACACACCTTCTGCGCCATATCAGCCGCCGAGTCCCTATCAGACGAACCCGTATACGGCTCCTAGCTATCAAGCCGCCACACCCTTTGGCCGACCAGAATATAGTGCAGCCGATCCGTTCACCTCTCCGACCGCGGCCACCATGCAGCAGGATCCTGGCTATCAGTTCCGACTGACGGAAGGTCAGAAGGCGCTTGAACGGTCGGGGGCGGCTCGTGGGGTGACGAATACGGGCGGGAACTTAAAGGGCATTGTGGATTATGGGCAGCAATCCGCCAGCCAAGAATATGGCAATGTTTATAATCGGAGCCTCCAAAATTACAATGTCAATGAGCAGAATCGACTCAATGCGTATGGCCTGAACTATGGGAATGCGGCGAGTGCCTACACGATGAATGAGGCGAATCGAGCACGAGGCTTTGAGCGAAATGCCGCCAATGCCTTTCAAGCTTATGGGGCGAATGAATTAGGTCGGGCGGGTGCGTATGGCACAAACGAAGCGGCTCGTCAGTCGGCATATAACGTCAATGAGTTGAACGCGCAAAATGCTTATTCCACAAATGCGATGGCGAATCAGGCGCGATACTCGATGAATGTGGGTCAAGCGCAGCAGGATTATACGAACCAGTTTAATAGCTGGGTGGAAGCGTATAACCAATGGCGTGCAAGTAGCATGGATCGCTTTAACGAGCAGTTTCAAGGTCGGCAGGTCTGAGAAATGCCGCCATTTCAATACGACACATTTGTTGACCCATACGTCGGAAGCATTGCCCAGTTAATGGGCCAGCAGGGGCAAAGACAGGCTGACGCGGCCGAACGGATTGCCGCAATTCGAGCGCAGGAAGCGACGCAGCGTGGGGATATCTGGGGTGGAGCGATTCAGGGGATCGGGAATCTTGCCTCGACTACCCTGACCGAGTGGAACTCCCCGGAAGCGCGGCGTCAGCGAGAACTAGATAAAGCCAACGAGTTTCTGAGGAATGCGAGTCAGGATGTCAGTAGTGTTTCTACTCCATATTATCAAGCAGGAAATCTCCGGCGCGATCCAGGAAGTCCCGGATCAACGATTCAGCATTTAACACCGGGTGTGACAACCGGGGATCTAGGAATGGATCTATCTGACCCCCAAATAGCCGAAGCCTATGCACAGGCAATAGAATCTGGACAACTACAGCCTTCAGGCCAGATTTCTTCTACTTCGGCAGCACTCCCAGAGATGCCCGTTGGAGCGCGTCCTTCTCGAATCGTTAAAGACCCTGGAACTATAGAGCAAAGAACGCAACAGATAGTCGGAGCTTTTGTAACCCCAGAAGGAAACCATGACTTACGTGCTCAGGTAGAAGCCATGAGGGCGGAGGGATTTTCTCCAGATATCATCAATACAACAATGGAGAGATCGAGTCAAACGAATGCCCTCCTAGAAGCCTATGATGCCAGAGAGAAAAAGGGCGAAGACGAAGCAACTGTTTTGATGGGGCAGCTTGCATCTGATGTTTTAGACTTGTCGGAGAATGGTGTCTTGCCATTACAGGAATTAATCGATGTGAATCTCTCTATTTTGGAGCCTCGATTCGGTAAAGAGGGCGTGAATCGTTTGCGGGTAGAGATAAATTCACTTTCAGAAGACAAGCAAATAGAGACACTGAGGGGCATGGCCGACGCCGCAGATAGAATCACTGGCTATGAGTATGTTTCTCCTGAGGCTGTTCGGGTTGGGGGAGCAACTGCACGACGAATTGATGTGTCAGATCCAGACCCATTCCGACAGGCGTTAAATATCATGATTGACCCTAATAATAATCCTGGGGACAAGAAATATGATGATGCCTTCGTAAAGCTTCAAGACATGAATCTAGATACTGCTAGAGCAGATGAGTTTCATAGGATACATCAACGTAACATTGATCGAGACGTTGTAGATATTCAGAGACGTAGCGTGGCGGTAGAGGAACGACTAATATCGTTGCGAGAATCTGCTGGCATTGGCGGTGGTGGTCTGTCGGGGCTGACAGGGAGTGGTAGCCCCGGGAATAAAGCTAATATTTTTGATGTCGCTGAGGTTATTCTCAATCAGCCAAGTGCGTATTCTGGATTGACTCCTACATTAAAAGGAGAGCTTATTCCTATTTTGGCTGAGTTGAGTGACGATACCTTCAATTTTTCTATCCCTTCAATGACACCCTCTGTCGCGGGGGCACTTTCACGCTTAGATACTTCTCTTGATGTCATGGAATCACTTGATTGGGCCTTAACGCAAGAGTCAGGTATTGGTGGAAAATTTGAAGGAATCATGCAGCGACTTTGGACAACGACGGGTGAGGATGCCAATCTCAGCCTGTATTTAGGTGCATCTACTTCTATTTTGCCAGCATTGGCACGAAGTGCTGGTGAAGTGGGTAACCTTGCGGTACAAGAACAAACACTTTATAACCAACTTGCACCCAAGATCACTGATCCAATTAATGTTAGGCGTGGAAAATATGCTGCGCTTAGATTTATTATTGATAAAACGAGAGCTGATTTTGCCGCTAGAACACCACGACCCTTG